GCGTGGTGGACGAATAGACGGACGAGGTAAGTCCGTTGAATCGGATGCTTCCAGAGTCAACGTACTCACCAGTCTTTTCGCCCCGTATGGACGCCTTGATGAGTAGGTGGTCGTAGGACGACGAGATGCCTGTCTCCTCCCAGTAGGCGGCACCGCCCGTACTAATCTCAGTGTGGTCGATAACAGTGAAAGCAGCCATCAGGAACTATTCAATCCGTAGAGGGTGAACACGGAACCACGGACGAAGTTCGGGCTGGATTCCTGATCCAAGATGATTGAAGTAACCGCAGCCGTGTCGTCCCACAACCCGTCGCCAAACGTGACACGGGGGAACGAAGCACCTCCGAACCCGCACGCATACATAACGGACGTATTCTTGCTGGCGTTTCGGTAGTCCAGAATGTCCACGATTGTCGTACAGAACTCTGAGGCGGGTGTCGTTGTTCCTTCTGCCGTGAACTGTTGCAAGTCCAAACGTCCACCTGCCAGATGACCAGCCGTTTCGTTGGTGCTGTCACCCATCATCCAGTGGTACGAATAGTTGTTGCCCGTGTCAGAGTTGAAGGTGACTCGCAGCGCATCGTGAACGGAGGCTGCACGGGATGTCTTGAGACTGGCCCGTATCTGCAAATGCTCATACGACCCCAGCGACGAGAACGTCACCGACGTAGCATCAGCCTCCAAATACGTCGTCGCAATAGCCTCTATTGCAGCCATCAGGCCACCATCCTTGGCAAGATTCCGAACAGGTCGATGCGGGAAGCGGCCAGAAAGTCACCGTTCTCAGGTGTGAACATGATCGAAGTGATCGCCGCCTGATTCTTCCAAGTGCCAGCCACCATCCCCGCATAGCCAGAGCCGTCCAGATCGCAAGCGTTCTGGTGAAGTGACGACTTGTATTTCCCACTGTTGATGTCGAACCAAGTGGACACCGTGGTACTGAATATGTTGGCTGTCTCGTCCGCAGCGGCCATGTACGACGCAATGGATCTGGAACCGCCCCCCCTACTCTCTGCTGTTACAGCCGAGCCGTTTCCGTAGAACAACTGGTTGGTGTAATCGCCTGCCGTGGTGTTTCCGTTGAGGCTCTGCCACGGGATGTCCAAGCCGCCAGTCTGGGTGCTTCTCCAATAGGCAATAGTCGTCAGATCCATGTACTGGCTGAAGTCGCCTACCTGCCCGTCATCAGTTGATGTGAACGTGATGGACGCCGTGTCCGAACCGAGCGTCGTGGACGCAACAGCGACCCATGCCTCACCGTCTGTGAGAACACCGTCAACGATGTATGCGGGATCAGCCATTATGCGGCCACCTCGTATCGGATGATGACAATGCCCGTGGACCCGTCACCGCCATCTGAACTGTTGGGAGAGGACTGATCCCAACCGCCCCCGCCTCCACCAGAACCCGTATTGGGAACGCCTCCTGCGGCGTAGGAAACGGGTGTTCCCGAATAACCAGCCGTGTCGTTGCCGCCTACGCCACCACCGCCTGAGCCGCCCGCTCCCGCAGTAGCCGTGGTGCTGATCCCCATGCCGCCACCGCCACCGCCTCCTGCGTAGGTCGGAGTAGTCGCTGTTATGCCGTAACCTGTGGCTCCCGCGCCACCAGCGGTCGCCGCAGTCCCTGAAGCGTTCGTACCAGCAGCCCCCTTGCCACCACCACCCGCCGAGAGATAAACCGATCCGCTCTGGTACCCATCACCGCCGTCGTTGCCCTGTCCCGCCACGGCAGAGGAACCACCAGTCAGGGTGCCTGTCGATCCACCGCCGCCACCAGAACCGCCGTCGGCTGCCACAATACCGCCACCTCCACCGCCACCGCCACCGTCAGAAGCAGTTACCCCCAAAGCAGAACTGTCGCCACCACTTCCACCCACCCCGTTGGAACCGGGGACAGCGCCACCAGTTCCAACGGTGATCGTGTAAGTGCCCGCAGAAACGGCAACGCCTGTGCCAGTTGTGACGCCGCCCGCGCCGCCCCCGCCTCCGAGATTCTTCCCACCAGAACCGCCGCCTGCGACGATCAGATAATCCACATCAGCCGCACCGCTGGACACAAGGAACTTGCCTGAACCACGGAACGTATGAACACGGTACGTCGTACCGCCAGTCTCATACTGGGTGATGATTCCACCAAACGCCGTCAACGGAGCGCCCGATCCGGCTGCTGCGAGCAACCCTGCTTTCGATGCCCCCAACGGCATTACTTCATGTCCGCCCCGGCCAAAAAGCCGTACCAGCGTGTACCCGCATCAATAGTTACAAACGTGAGAATGTCAACACCGGACGTGGTTAGCGTTGGTGCAGTGCCACCGGCCCAATCGACGGCGGCAGGCCAGTTCACGGTTTGAGAAGCGCCATTCGTGAGAATAAGCGTCCACGAAAACGAAGTGCCGGAACCAGCCGGGTTACTGAACACAAACGTAGTGGTTGAAGTGGCTACCGTAGCCGTAGCCACGTTGCCGTTCTCCAAGTCAATCGTCTGCGTACCGCCAGAGGTGGCGTGTGTGTTGACTACCTCGCCGTAGTCCTTGAAGTTGCCGCGAGACACCGTTTGATCTGAAAACAGCGTCGTCTGGGCTACCGTCAAGGCCCCATCAACTGTTACAGTGCTTCCCGACTGGCCGATATTCGGGGCACCATTAGCCCACGTAGTAATATCGGTAAAGTTTGCATTCATCTGGGACGCAACAATTGCCGTGCCCGCAGAGAACGAATTAGTAACCGCTAGGTCGGCCATTTATCTTATCCTCCGTGTCCTGTACATGCATACCGCGCTTGTCAATCCCCATTTTCCACGGGCACTGGGAGTCGGGGTAACACTAAACCTCAAACTAATAGCCTTTGCTGTCCCAGCCGTGGGCCACCTGAAGAACTTGTAGACGTTCGTTCCAGCAGCCGCAACCCATTCCGAAGTGTCCCAAACGCCGTTTCCGTCCCCCGATGGTGACGAATCCCACGTCGCCGTAGAAGCACTACCAGTAATGGTCTTGCTCAACGACACCGTTTCGGAAGCCAAATCGTAATCTTTGTATATGCTCATAACAACACTCATCGTGTTGTCGGCCAACATTACGGTGCGGGTCTTGCCCCACCTTTTCGCAAACGTGGGCCTATTGCCGGAAAACCATCCGGTCTGGTAGTGCGAATAGATCTCAACCGCAGCATCGGACGGATCATACAAATCCTCATCCGTGTTCTGATTGACCTTCGCTACCCGCGTAAACGCCGCCGTACCGTCCCACTCGGAAGTAACAGCCAAACCGACATGATCGGCCCCAGTCGGCCTGTACGCCCACAACCAGCGGGCATTCACGTCATAACGGGTCCACGCCCCGGCAGGACCCAACGAGGGGTCCCAGACAAACGTGTTGCGTCGGTTCGTCTGAGTCGCACCGGCAGCACTCTCACCCGACGTGTAATCGACAGAAACCCAAAGCCGTTCATCAAACCACATCAACGACGGGGCAGTCGAAAAACTGATAGACGTATCATCAATCTTCGGCTTGATCCGTTCAAACGCCCACGCCAAATCGTCATACGTCAACAGGTACACGCCGTCTTCCGCGTACCAGAAAAACACCCCGGCAGTCGTAGCCACCGGCTGGCTACCATCCCGACACCCCGCCACACGCGTAATGTTGCGCACCTCAAACGAATCCCTGCTGAACCCGTAGATCGCATACACGCTGTTCTGCTTGAACACCAGCAACCGGTCCCCATCGGGGATGATCGCCGTAATGTAGTCGCCGTCCTCACCAACATCAATGTCGATGTAGTCGGTCGCTGTCCAATTCTCGGCATCGTTCACCTTGGAGAATCGAACCCGGTTCCTATAGTAGGTGCCTGACTCCAACGTGTACGCAACCCACACGAACTGTGCCCACGTCGTCACGTAGCGGGCGCACGGAAAATGGCCGTCCGAAGCATCAATGTCAGGTGTCAACCGGTCGGCGTTACCTGTTCCGGACCACTTCACCGCCGCATAGGAAGTATCGAACAACGCCGCATTGACAATATACGTGTAGTCGTTGAATGTCACCGCACGGGGTGGAACAGCCCCCGTCATCGTGATGTTTCCGGCAGACGAAGCGATCTGCGTGAAGTTACCGGTAGTGGCATACCACAAAGTGGAGTTGCTGCTGGCCGTGACAGACGCCATGATTTGGTTATACGAAGCAGAAGAATGGGCGAACAGGCTGCGTACATCCCCGGTGAGGGCGGTAGAGTTTATGGCAGTGACACCGTTGCGGCGCGAAACGCCGCCGCGAGGGTCAACGTCCACGTTCAACAGGTCGGGAGATTCGTTCTCCGCAAGGTTGAACTGGTCGGCACGCACGTTCAAACCGCCCGTAAAGTCGGCCTGCTCCTGATACCGGTATGGTTCTTCGTAGCGGCTACCACCAGCGTTGGTTGGTACCCGGATCGCCAATGACACCGGCTACTCCCACGAATAGCGTAGACGGTCAGGCATGATCGACTGTGACCGCCAGCGCGAAGCGTTCCGCGAGTTCAACCTCAACGGCTGCGGGGCGGGAGTGTCTTCAAATCGTGCCCGAAGATTGTCTAGTTCACCCTGAAACAAGGCGAAATACTGGTTCGCCATCCCGGCGTCTTCCTGCTGCTGGTAGGAACGGTAGATCCCGTACAGTGACAGCACGTTGTCGAAGGGGTCGGGCCAATCCGGGGTATCGGTATCGCCGACCCCCGTCCGATACACGGCGTTTGCCCCCCCGAACTCTATGGCGTTCCGGTATCCGCGCACGTAGATGGTGTGGACGGAACTAGGCGTCGGATACAGGCGAATGTTCAGTGTGCCGCCTTGACCACCCCACATGGCCCAGTACCAAGGATTTCCGACGGTGTTGGAATTCAGAGGGTAAATGATATCGGCGTCGTCGTACCCCAAAAATTCAAGCACATGGTTGTCGGTTTTCATTGCGGCAACTTCCCGCAAACCGGGTGACTTGGGGGCTGATGCCCCCGAAAACTCTACACCGTCATGGGTGAGTTTGACCCCCGTGGAACTATTGCCGCCAATATCGGCCAGCGTATAGTCTTTCTGGCTTGCGACCGTATCGAAAGTTACAGCCACCTCGTAGAACGGCCAACGCTTTTCCGAATAGACGACGGCATCGTACCCCTCCCGAAGAAACACGTTCATCGTGTTATCGGTAATGTCGGTAGAGTCGATATCGACCACGTTGCGCACGTAGTCTCGCATGGCGCTGAGTTGCAACGTGATCCCCTAGTCTTCTACTGGTTCAGAATCTGATTCCTCAGGTGGCGTGTCGGTTGGTGTTGCCACGGGGGCACTGTGGGTGGGGGTGGGGTTTACGCGATGGATACGTCGATCACGCCCAACGGCGTGATGCTCGGGTTTGAGCGTCTTATAGTTACCCGCCGGTTCATTGGCGGGGCGCTTCCCCTGTTTGTATGCGTATGCGAAACCCCGTGCCATAGTGCCTCCCGTGGCAACGAACCGTTAACTATGCAGGCGTGATGCCGTACATGAACCCTTGACGGGCGCGGTTGCTCGTAGTCAACTCGCCGTAGCAGAGCAACTGTGAGAACACCGCATCCTGATTGGTTGGACGCACGAACGGCGTTGGCTTGAACCAAACGTCGCTATGGGCAACCAACTGGAGGTACTTGGTGTTAAGGAAGTAAAACTTGCCTTCACCAGCCAAGGTACCATCAAAGGTAACCGGGCAGCCCTTGAACAAAAGGTTCTGGAAGCCACCGTCGGCCATATCGGTATCCGTGTAACGGATCTGGTCATCCAGCAGCGCCTCGTAGGCTTCATACTGGTTCTGACCTGTAATGGCAATGGTCGGCTGGTCGTTGCCAACCGAGCAGTTGTTGTACAAGGTCGCCATAGAGGCGATGTCGATTGCGGCAGAACCCTGATTGGTTACCGCCGACCTCCACCACGAGTTGTCACCATCGGTGGCATCAATGCCGCCGGGGGAACCCGTGGAACCAACTAGGGCGCTTAGCCCCAACCAGTCCTTGCCACCGTTGCCGGTGCCGTTGCCGAAGAACATGGTGTTCATGTTCTCAATGATTGTTTCCTGCGTCTGGAAAATCTTGCCTTCCAGAAGATCAATGATCTGAGCCTCGCCGTTGTTCTGCGCTTCCTCAATACCGTTGATCGTCACAGTAGCCGCATACTGCTTCCACGAATACTCAGCAGCCGAAATGCCGGTCTGAGCCGTCGTAAGAATCGTGTCCGTACCGGAGTACGAACCTGCGGTTGAATTGGTGCCGTAAATAACCGGCACGACGATGCTCTGTCCACCCGACACACGCCGAATAGTCTGACCATTCGTCAACGCATAGAACAATGGTCGTGCGCTGAAAATGTTGTCAGTCAGTTTCGGGATGTAGTTCTTGAGGGTGGTTGACAGAATCTCGTCAAAGTTGCTGTTGCCAGCCGCCATAACCTGTCACCTCACTCTGTGATTATGAAGACAGTTCCCTCTTGGCACTTTCAAAAGCCTCACGAATACTGAGCGGCTTTTCAACTGCCTTCCTCGTAGAACCCGCCTGCTTGGAACCCGCAGGTTCCACTACGCTGGCGTCA